ATAAGGATGCTAATTACCTTAAGTTTATCCATCCGGTACCTGAACTCATCCGAGCTAAGAGGTCAGATATAAATATCTTTGATGTGGATGTCATGCCACTGGATGATGAGGAAGCCAGGATAACTATCACCGGTAACTTTTCCCCAAAGTTATTAAGAAACTTCCAAGAACAGATGACTAAAGAGGAATTATGTACTACATTTGAGCTATCATAATTTTTTAAGGGTTATACACAGAGGAGGGGCTTCGGCTCCTCTTTTTTTGTCTAATCCATGACGCTGTGTCAATTATCTATATATACCACTATGTAATTTTACACTATGCACACTCTAAAATTTTTGTTTTTTTATCGTCATATCGTCATGAAATCGATGAAACATAAGCCTGCATTGGTTTATATCCATGACGCAAAACTTTTTTTATCGTCATTTATTGTCTATTCACTGTCATTTATTATATTTGTCCGCTATGTATAACCCAACAATATCAGTATTCAGGTCCCTTTACAATTCTAAAGAGACTCCATTCAAGCTCACAGCTATAGAAGTATTCAACAGGATTAAGAATGGTAATCCCGATGTAATTAACAAAATTAACCTCATCCGAGATGGTGAAAGTGAGCACAAAAATAAGCTCATGGCGATCATGTTTAATGGGACCTTTAATGAACGCAAGGATGACGGCTTAATTGAGCACAGTGGTTTATGTATCCTGGACTTTGATAAGTATCCGGATACCAAGACCATGAATAAGGATAGAAAAAAGCTCAAGGAATGTCCGTATGTGTATATGATGTTTACTTCACCGAGTGGTAATGGACTCAAAGCAGTCATTAGAATACCACAAAGTGACAAGTATGAGCATAAACGCAGGTTTGGTTCCTTTGCTGAATACTTCCAAAGTGAGTATTTTGATTCAGCCAATAGCAATATCTCAAGGGTTTGCTTTGAAAGCTATGACCCTGATGCATATCTCAATGAATTTGCGGATGAGTATACCGATATCCTGGAGGATAAGGGCTACACTGTTAGTGAGAAAGCCCCAGTGCTTCCATTAACGAATGAGGATAAGATCATTGAGCTCATTATGAAGTTCAATCATGGTAACTTTCAAGAGGGTGAACGTAACCTATGGCTTTTTAAGGTAGCAGTATGCATGTGTGAGTATGGTGTGGATGAGAGAATGGCGAAAGAGTACCTGCTTCAATATCAGCAACCTGGCTTTGAGGCCTATGAAATCAATAACACTGTGGCTAATGCCTACAGAAGGGGTGCATTTGGTACCAAATACTTTGAGGATAAGAGCACAGTGGACAGGGTGAAGGTAAAGCTAAGAGATGGGATCAATAAAGAGGATATCAAGAGGCAGTTAGGAGTGGATGAGAATATCATCCAAAGTGTACAAAAAGATGTTCAGAACATTGATGACAAGTTCTGGGAAGGTGAAGGTAACAAAATGAAGATAGTGCCAATGGACTTTGCTAGGTTCCTTCATAAGCATGGCTTTGCTAAGTACTATCCTGAAAGCAGTAAGAAACCTACCTTTGTATACATCCAGGAGAATAAAGTAAACGAAAGCGGTACCGAGCTCATTAAGGACTTTGTGCTTAACTACCTCAAATCACAGGGTGAACTTGATGTTTACAACCATTGTGCAAAGTCAACAAATCTGTTTACCGAAAACTATCTTAATATGCTAGATAGTATTGACATGAAGATATTGCAGGATGATAGAAATGTATCTTATATCCCTTTCCTTAATGGAGTGGTTAGGATAACTAAGAAAAGCATTGACCTATTGAGCTACATTGATATTGATGGCTACATTTGGTCCGGTCAAATAATCAACAGAAATTATACCTCAATCGCGATTCACGATAACAACTTCAAAGATTTCATTCATAAGGTATCAGCTCAAGATGATGTGAGGATACAAGCCATGGAGACCACACTGGGGTACCTGCTTCACACCTTCAAAGATAAAACAGATCAGAAGGCGATTATTTTCAATGATCAAGAGATTGATGATAACCCCAACGGAGGTAGTGGTAAGAGCTTAGTGTTGACTGCATTGAGTAATATCCGCAAAGTCATTAAGATAGACGGTAAGGCCTTCAATCCTGGTAAGAGTGATTTCGTGTACCAACGTGTTAACCTGGATACTCAAGTGCTTGCCTTTGATGATGTTAAAAAGAACTTCGATTTTGAGCAGTTATTCTCATTAATCACTGAGGGTATCCCTGTCAATCGCAAGAATAAAGATGAGATCTATATCCCTTTTGAACGTTCACCCAAGATAGTGATAACCACTAACTATGTGATAGCAGGAGCGGGTACCTCACATGACCGTAGAAGACACGAAATAGAGTTCTTTCAGTACTTCAACTCACAGCGTAACCCAGTGCAAGAGTATGGCCGGCTATTATTTGATGAGTGGACTGCTGACGAATGGAGTGCATTTGATAACTACATGCTGAATAACTTGCAAATGTACCTGCAGATAGGGTTAATGAAGTCTAAGAGTATCAATGCGGATGCGAAGCGATTTATTCAGGCTACATGTAAAGAGTTCTATGACTTTGCTATTGACGGTAATATATCGGCTAACATTAGACACTACAATAAGAGCAGTCTGGAGGCCTTCCAAAATGACACAAACGCATTCAAAGACCTTGATAGCAAAAAGTACTTGAGATGGGTGGCATCTTGGGCTACTTACAAAGGCTATATCATGAGCAAAGATAGAGACCAACATGGCAGATACTTTGAGCTCAAGCTTCCAAGCACTGACCCGAATGATTTTAATAATATAAAACCAACAAATGAAGCACCTTTTTAATTTAGCTGTAGTGATGCTGCTAGCATCCTGCAAGAGCTCACAGAAATGTGATGCGTATGGATATATAGAAGTAGGTAGGTATGACTATATCCAGGTAATAGGTTACACTGATACTGTACCTACCTATGGCAATTCATTTATCCAACTTCCTAAGGGAGAGTATGACTTGAAAGTATGGAAGGATAAAGAGGAGTATTTGCTTAAAATTAAACTATGAAAAAAGAGTATAAGGCACTGCTTCATGAGCTAAAACTGCAACGCTATGCCATTACTCACCCAAATTTTCCACCTGATTATATACCGAAAACTATGTACAAAGATTCTACAGCAAACGGATTGACAAGAGCCATCTGTGATTTTATAAACTATCAAGGATACCAGGCTGAACGCATTAACACAATGGGAACAGCAAGAGAAAAAAAGACCACAGCAGGCAAGGTGATTGGTGTCACCTGGACAAAAGGCACAAGCACAGCAGGAAGTGCCGATATATCTGCTACCATTAAGGGCCGCTCAGTTAAGATAGAAGTAAAGATAGGTAAGGATAGGCAGTCTGAAGCTCAGAAGAGGTACCAGGAGAATATAGAGAAGGCAGGAGGTATCTACATTATAGCTAAGGATTTTGATAGTTTTGTGGAATGGTATAATCAATTCATTGAATCATGCAGTTAGATACTGATATCCTGGATAGAATGATGGATGAACTATCATTTACTCCTGAACAGCTCAGAGAACTTGAAATGATATTCTGGATAAGTTCAGAGTATGAATATGAGAATAGCCATTATGATGGATTTGCAGTTAATAAGAGCCCATTACTAAAAGGGGATACAATATATTTTTGTACTGAGTATAAATTCTTACTAAATTTTTTAGATTTTTTACCTTTGTGAATATATAATTTGTATATTTGTAGAAATTAACACCTTAAAATTATGACAACAAGGAAAACAGCTCAAGCTGAAGAGCCAAAAACAGCACTAAATATCTATCAAAAATTGCACTGTGCTAAGCAGTCAATGGGTAAAGTCATTAAGAATGCTACTAATCCCCATTTCAAACGTAGTTACGCTGATATTAACTCTATCATTGAGACCGTTGAGCCTATCCTAATGGACTGCGGACTAATCTTAATGCAGCCGGTTATTGATAACAAGGTAATCAGTAGAATAATTGACATTGAAACAGGTGAGAATGTAGAGAGTTCACTTGAATTACCTGCTATTTTAGATCCTCAGAAGCTACTTAGCTGCATTACTTACTTCCGTAGAGGTACACTAGTTAGTTTACTTTCACTGCAGGCAGTAGATGATGATGGTGAGACTGCAAGCAAGGCACCTAAGGCAAAGCCTACATTAGACGGTGAGAGATGGGACAAGGCACTGGCAGCAGTTAAGAATGGTAAATTCACTCCTGAGCAGATTAAAGAGATGTACAACCTAACTAAAGAGCAGGAGGCACAGCTATGAAGTTCAGAGCATCATCACTAGGCAAATTAATGACCTCCTCCAGGACTAAGGGGGAGGCATTGAGTCAAACAGCTAAGAGTTACATCATCCAGAAAGCAAAAGAGGATTTCTTTGAATATAGGAGTGAGCTCAATAATAAGTACATCACTAAGGGATTAGCACAGGAGCAGGATAGTATTGACCTACTTAACTTGGTTAGGCTAGAGGACTACAAAAAGAATGAGGAGAGGGTAGAGAATGAGTGGTTAACCGGATGCTGTGATATTATTACTGATACATCAATCATAGATATTAAGACTTCATGGTCCTTAGATACGTTTCCTGCAACTACATACGAGCTCAAGGACCTTAGTGACTACGAATGGCAGGGAAGGGCTTACATGTGGTTATATGACATGCCTTCATTTGAGCTGTGCTATGTCATGGTAACTACTGCACCTGAAATCATGGGAGAGTATGAGAATGGAGCACTGCACTATGTAGATCATATTGCACCTGAGAAGCGTATCACATCCATCACCTTTGCTAGAGATAAAGAGATTGAGATACAAATGGCTGAGAGATTAATCCTAGCTACTGAGTTCTATAAGGAAGTATTAACCCAATTAAAGAACAAATGAACATAACACACGACCAAGACCCCATCAAGCAGCAGGATAGCATTTTACTGGCAGTGATGGCTAAGTACTATGAACGGAGTAAAAGGGGGCAGGCTAAGTACGGTACTAACCTAGATAGGAAAGATGTTGACCTGGAAGGATGGCTTAACCATCTGCAGGAGGAGCTGATGGATGCGACTCTTTATATTGAGAAACTAAAGAAAGAACTATGAAAGAACAGACAGCAGTAGAGTGGTTACATAACCAGTTACACTTGAATATATCACTATATCAAGACGAATGGCAAATTATTGAAGGATTGATGGAACAAGCCAAAGAAAGGGAGAAAGAGCAAATAATTAAGGCTTATAACACATCATTTTTATTAAGAGATAAGCCATATTCAACAGCAGAAAATTACTATAAACAAACATATGAAAGCAAAACTAACATTTAACCTGCCTGAAGATCAGGAGGATTTCAAGCTGGCTTGTCAAGCTGTAGATCTAAAACAGGCACTCATTGAGATAGGCATGGAGCTAAGGTCACTGCATAAGTATGGAGAGCTACCTGTAAATCAATGGGAACTAATCGGAGAGGTTAGGGATATATACCACAGAATATTAACTGATTATAACATCGAAATATGATACTAGCACTTTCAATTTTACTAGCCCCTGCAATAGTGTGGGGTTGGATTTCAACAATAAACTATATCAAATACATAAATAACCATGAGTAAATTCAAAGGAGAAGTGGTATTCATTACCCCTACAACGTCAGTTAATGACAAATTCAAAAAAAGAGAAGTAACCCTGAAGAGTACAGATGAGTATCCTCAGTATGTTACGTTCCAATTAACCCAGGACAAATGCGATTTAGCTAACAATCTCAAAACAGGTGAAGTGGTAGAGGTAAGTTATAACCTAAGAGGCCGCAGATGGGAGGCACAAGACGGTACAATCAAGTACTTCAACTCGATTGAAGCATGGACCATGAGCTTGAGCTCACGTACTGAGAACAGTGCTGTTGATAAATTACGCAAAACTTTTGACACTACAGATGAGAGCAGTGACGATCTACCTTTCTGAGGACCAACAACTATCTGAATGGATGCGGAAAGAGATTAAACTCAAGCTATCCAAGAGATATAAGCTGACCCATCTATCTGAGGACATGGGGGTCAATTATGCTAAGCTGTACCGGTTCATGCAGGGGCGTAATGTGACCACTGAGATCTATGATAGCTTTTTTAGAGTATATTTGAATCAATGGAACTCTTACTACTCATACCTGTAGCATGGTGGTGGTGCAATTTTGAGCCACTGCAAGCAACTTTGACTAGGATATATATGTCCTTAAAACCAGGCACATGGGCCATACCCTTACTAGATGCATTGAGTTGCAGTAAGTGTGTGGCCTTTTGGCTTACATTGGCATGGCATCAGGACTTTATCCTAGCCTGTCAAGCAGCACTGGGTGCCTATATACTCGAATTATGTTTGAACAAACTGACATAGAGGTAATAGATAAGATAGATGCACAGCCTGAAGCAGTGAAATACTCTAAGTATTCATGTGTTCAGCTGTACAAAATACGGGTCAAGTACGATGGTCCACAGCCTAGGGAGTGCTTTTGTGCTTCAGTTAGGCGGAAAGTATGGTATAAAGACTTTATGGTATGGTATGAAAAGACTCTTAGACAAGTACATCAATAGTAATTACCATGAGGTAAGAGCTTACACGCTGTACTTTCTCACTAAGATGGGGAGTAAGATAGAGGCAGATACCGTTATAAATAACTCATACCTGCATGTGCTAACCATTAATGAGGATGCCAATAGTGAGGACCAGGTAAAAAGTTACCTTCTCAACACAATCAAGTATCAAATCCTATGGAACACATCGCTAAGTCATAGGGATGACAGGGTCACATCCATGGAGTATGAGCCCAGTGAGCAAGAGGATGATGAGCAGGACCTGCAAGCTAAGATACTTGAGGATAAAATATACAGCACTCACAAAGGGATGATAGAGATCTATAGAGCAGGGATAAGTGACAACGTGCACAGGATAGTTTTTGAGGCATATATCGATAAAGGATACACCACAGCTCGAGGTATGGCTAAGTACTTCGGGATACCGGTTACTTCAGCTCATTACCTTATTACTGAAATTAAACAAAATCTTCGTAAATTACAATATAGGTATGAGACTATCTCAAATAATTAGCATACTAGCTACATTTTGTGCCTTGACCGGTGCGTTCTTTCTGATTAGAAATAACTACTTTTATGGTAGTAGAGCCTTTGGTATTTGGGTAGTACTTTATTATGCATGGCTATTTTTAGAACAATATGAGCAAGAAAATTAAAAGCGAGTACATGGGGCAGTATGTTACTGTGTACCTAAACGGGAGAGAGGTATCTTTCAACATTTCTGAAGAGACAGCAAACGAAGCTGATTTCTGGACTAACAACGGATTAGGACATATCTTTGAGGAAGTAGTAGTTAAAAAAATTAAAACAGATGCCAACACCCCGCCCGCAGGAGAGTAAAGACGAGTACCTGGAGCGATGCATGGGTGATGAGGAAACTCTAGCCAAGTATCCGGAGAATGAACAGCGTTATGCTGTATGTAATTCTCTTTGGGATGCTGAAGCATTGAGCAGGTATCGTAGAGCATTTGTAGAACCTAAAGAAATAAACAAATGAGACCTAAACACATAGAAACACCTGAAGCAATGTGGGATCTATTTGAGGCCTACAAACGTTGGTGTAAAGAAAATCCTAGATATAGCTATTCACTATCTAATAAGACAGGTGAAGCTACAGCAGTCCCATTAGAGAGACCACTTACTCAAGTGGGTTTCAGGACTTTTGCAGCTGAGAAAGGGCAGACTGTCAATGATTATTTCGCTAACACTGGGGGTAGATATTCCGACTATACTACAATCTGCTCACGCATAGAGGAAGCAATCCGCATGGACCAAATCGAAGGGGGCATGGTGGGGCAGTACAATGCATCCATTACTCAGAGACTAAACAACCTAACCGAGAGAGTTGACACTACTACCAACGGCGAAACCATCAATGACATCCAGGTGAAGATCATACTACCAACAGATGAGTCCTCAGCAGATTGAGTTCATGTGTAGACTTGTAGAGGACTATATCTACAGAAAGAAAGGGAAGCAGGTAAAGATAGATATAAGGGAAGTGATGAGTGACGGCAGGCAGCTCGCTATGTTAATGAATGCCTATCAGATAGTACATGGAGATAAAGAGCACAGTAATTTTTCAAAAGAACCATGAAGCCCTTAATGATAAGGCTATAAGGTTTGTCATTAATGAGGGAGGGTCAAGGTCCTCCAAGACCTATAGCTTATGTCAGCTCATTATAGTCTACTGCCTACAGAATAAAGGTAAGGTAGTTAGTATCATTCGTAAGACCTTCCCTGCTCTAAGGGCAACGGTCATGCGTGACTTCATTGAGATACTCAAGGACCTCAACCTGTATAGCCTGGAGGCACACAACAAGAGTGAGCACATCTACACCTTCCCTAATGGGTCCATCGTGGAGTTCTTCTCAGTGGATGACGAGCAGAAGATACGGGGTAGGAAGCGTGACATCGCATGGTGTAACGAAGCCAATGAGCTATACTTCGATGACTTCACTCAGTTGAACATG